AAACATTATTGGATTTGTGCGAAGATGAAAAGTTTGACATCAATAAGATTTTGAAATCTTACAAACATGAATCTATCAAAGATATTACAGAGGGGCAGTACAAGTACATTGTAGCCAATAAAGACAAAGAGAGTGTAAGAAAGCTGTGGGCAGTTGATGGAAACGAAAGCTAAAATTCATGACATCTCAATTGATTTTGAAACAGGGAAACAGGTCATTTCTCTCGTGTGTGAAAAAGACATACGAGGGGAATATGACCGACTGAAAGATAAGGAATGTAGGCTTAAGGTTGTTCAGTACCGTGAGGGCAGGAGTTTAGATGCCAATGCATACTTTCATGTACTGGTTGGGAAGATTGCAGAAGTAACGGATAACAGCAAGGTATATATAAAGAACAAACTCATAGCAGAGTACGGACAGCATGAGATTATAAATGGTTCTCTTGTATCACTTCCGTTGGATAACGATATAGAAGTGTACGACCTTGAATTTTGCCACCTACAACCGACAGCCAGTACAACTACCAATAAGGCAGGTAAGTTGTTCAGAATCAATCTGGTAATGCGTGGGAGTCATACCTACAACACAAAGGAAATGTCTGAACTGATAAAAGGAACTGTTGCAGAAGCAAAAGAGCTTGGAATTGAGACAGCAACACCGCAGGAGATAAAAGAAATGGAAGAAAGGTGGGGACTTAAGATTGAGAAAGAAAAAGTCAATCATCGTTGATGATATGGAACATTGTAAATTATGTGGAAGTCCTTATGTAGAGATACACCACTGTTTACATGGGACAGCAAACAGGAAGAAAGCTGATAAGTATAACTTAGTGATTCCGTTGTGCCACGAACACCATACAGGCGGTAAACAATCCGCACATTTAAATGCCAGATATGACCTTATGTATAAGAAGATGGCACAAAAGGCATTTGAAGAAAAGATATAAAGGAGTTTGGCAAGTCATGGCTGTAACATATACGATTCAAGGCAGACTGGACGGATTAAACGATTATACACGATCATGCAGGACTAACGCATATAAAGGTGCTGACTGCAAGAAAAAGAATCAAAGAATCTGTAAATACAGCATACCGTTATGGTTACGCAAAAAGAAATTGAATTTCCCAGTGATCGTTGAGATTACATGGTATGAAAAAAATAAAAGACGTGATCCAGACAATGTTGCATTTGCTAAGAAATTTGTCTTAGACAGTCTAGTAGAATCTGGAACATTCCCCGGAGACGGACAGAGGTATGTACTAGGATTTATAGACCACTTTAGAGTAGATTCGAAAAATCCAAGGATAGAAATTACTATTCATGAGGATAACGATAAATAAATGTAGGAGGGCAGTGAATGAACATAAATATAAATACAGACTGGGAATGGTATGAAAACACAAATGTATTTAGATTGTTTTACCACTGCCTACTACATACAAATTTAGAGGACAAGCGGTACTGCGGAAAAGAGATAAAGGCAGGACAATTTGTATCTTCGATAACAAGAATCAGTGCAGAGACAGGATTAACAGAATCGCAGGTCCGAACAGCACTAAAGAAACTAAAGGACACTGGGTATTTATCCACAAAAAGCACAAATAAATACACGATATACACAGTTTTCGACTACGAAAAGTACATAGATTGTGGACAAGTTGTAGAAGCAACTGCCAAGGTTGAAAATGGAACAAAAATGGAACAACCAGTGGAACGAAAAATGGAACAAACAGACAAAAACGCAAAGAAAAATTGCGAGAAATCAAAAGAAAATTGCGAGAAGTCAAACAAAAAAGCAATCAATGAATGTTTTGAAAAGCTCTGGAAACAGTACCCGAATAAACGTGGTAAGGGGCAGGTATCCGATGCAAAGAAAAAGACTCTGTATGAGATAGGAGAAGAAAAAATAGAAAGAGCCTTGAAAAGGTATCTGGATGATTTATCTAAGGACAGTAGTTGGAGAAAACCACAGAACGGAAGTACATTCTTTAATTCTGGTTACGTGGATTATCTGGACGAGAACTACGAGAAACCACCAGAACCGAAGCCACAGCGGAATCCTGCAAGTGTCTTAGAATGCGAGAGAGACTATGACTTTGATGATTTAGAAATGCAGTTACTACATAAGCAATTAGAGTAAGGAAAAAGGAGTGATGGAAAATGTATCAAATGAGTTTTTTTGGTAATGAAACAGCACTTAGAAGCCATTCCATTACCAAGCAAACCAGAAGAGAATCCCACAAAAAGATTAATAAAGAAGCAATACATATCTTGATTTTAGAACAGCTCGAATACGGAGCAATGACAGCACGAGAGATCGCAACAGTGTTGTATAAGCACAAAAAAGTGTTAGAACCGACAAGGCAGCAGGTACAACCACGGCTAACAGAGTTAGTACAGGACGGACGTATTGAGGTATGCGGTAAACGACACGACAGCCTAACAGACAGAAATGTAGCAATCTACAGAAAGGTGGCTAAAGATGGGGTATAAAAAAATAAGCAAAGATCTTAAGAGAAAAATCCTTAAAGAAGTAGAAGAAACGAAAGAGGTTACTTCTGTTGCGAAAAAATACGGAGTAGACCCATCAAGCATCTTTAAGTGGAAAAAATACGGAATCGAAGCGAAGCGGAGAGAGTACACAAAAGAGTTCCGAAAACAAGTGGTCAAAGAAAAAGTAGTTAAAAAGCTACATGTACAGGAATGTGGAGCAATTTATGGAGTACCTGGTTATCTTGTTAGATTCTGGGAAGATGAATTGGTGGAAGAAGTCAAAGAAGAGATTCGACAAAGCCGATTCAAAAAAAAGCAACATGAACGAAGATTTATTCATGTTACTTCACATTCTGGTTATTGGAAATAAAAACTAAATAATACTTTTCTGGTTTGATTCTCTGCCTAAGTAACTGTAAATAATGTTTTTTGTATTTTCAGATTCTTCCGTTTTCATCTTTATTAGGCAGAGACTCAAGCCAGAAAAGGCTTGTTGCACAGCAGGATTTTTGTATACCACACGACAACTAAATAAAAGAATCCTCGCAACGCATAAGTACAATATAGCTATTGTATAAGTCATGATTTCCCCTGCTATTAACGGCAGGGGAGAGAATGAAGAGTAAAGGAGTAAGAAATGCAAATTTATAATATAGAAACGAAAGCAATTATAAGTGGAGAAGAAATAAAAGAATTAGATGATTGCTTTATTTTGACAAATACTGACGAGAGAAATGATATGCAGACAACGATCAGATGCTTGAAACCAACGTGGAACAAAGTAATTTGTAAAGAAACGTGTTTACAGCGTATTACAAGTCAGCTAAATCAACTTACACAAAACACGGTTTTAGGAGTTGATGAGTTAAGCAATAATACAGATACACTCATGATGAGAATAACATTGAAAAATGTTAAAAACAAAAGTCTATTGATATATAACAAACAAAATAAAACAACATACATTGATTGTTGGTTTATCAGTAGTAGATTTTTAGATCAAGCCATAGAAGATTATTTAACAAATAAGGAGGATTAAATATGGGAATTAAAAATCTAACAGAAGCAGAAGAAAAAGAGTTTTACAGACTCGTTGGGAAGATGAATGGAGAAAAACCAGACAAGGAACAGGGTGTAAAGGTAAGGAAACCACGACAATCAGAAGAATATTTTTGTATTAGTAATGATGGAGCTGTTATACAAAGCAGGTGGACGAATGATTCTTTAGATGAAGGAAGATGGGAATTAGGAAACGTCTTTTTCACAGAAGAGTCAGCGTGGCTTGCCAGAGAAAAAAGAAAAGTAGAAGTTGAACTTGAACGATATGCAAAGGAACACAATGACCCAACACTCGAAGATAGTTATTTCATTTTGCATGATGAATACAATGAAGAACTTGATTATGATGTGTGGGCCGATTACAGACCACAGGGAGCGGTGGTATTCACATCAAAACAACTTGTATTTGATGCGATCGAGTCAATAGGAAGAGACAGAATCATTAAATACATCTTTGGGGTAGAAAGTGAGGGAGAGGAATGAATTTTACAAAAGCGTTCGCAGTATTTATGCAAATTGATTCAAAGGAGTTTACGGAAGATGAAAAATATGAAGCAATACAGCAGGTGTTAGATGCAGCGACAATAAACAGTATCACAAAAAGACAGGTGTTAGATGTAGTGTCTTACCTATTTGACGAGCAAAACAAATACAGATGGCACGACTTAAGAAAGAATCCTGCTGATCTGCCAGAAGATAACAAAGATGTTTTAGTAACTATAAAAGGCGGTTGCGTAAACAGAACATGGCATGATTCCTGCGGATGGAGAAATGCAACAGCCAAAAAGGCAAGGTACTATAGTAACGATAGGGTTATTGCATGGAAAGAAATAAAGGAATTTGAAAATGAGGAGATTTAAAATGCCAACAGCAAGGTGCAAATGGTGTAATAGTTGGTTATTCAATGAGGACATCGGAAGAGAGTATATTCAGATAAATTCTGACATGAAAATACAAAGCAAATTTATTTGTCTTAAGTGCGAATGTGAGTTAAGAAAAGAAGATTTCTTTGAGCCGTACAGAAGTATGATGAAGTAAAGGAGTATCAATGGACTTAGAACAAAAAGCAATAGAAAGAATCAAAACAGCATCAGAAATGAGTCTTGAGTATTACAAACAACCACTTATCTGTACATACAGCGGTGGTAAGGATTCAGATGTATTATTAGAGCTATTCAAACGTTCTGGAGTTCCTTTTGAAGTACAGCACAGTCACACCACAGCGGATGCACCACAAACAGTGTGGCACGTCCGTGACAATTTCAAGAAATTGGAAGAGGGGGGGGATAAAGTGCAGTATTAACTATCCAAGGAAGCCAGACGGAACCAGAATCACGATGTGGAATCTCATTCCTAGAAAACTTATGCCACCTACACGACTTGTAAGATATTGTTGTAAAGAATTAAAAGAAACAGCAGGCATGGGAAGATACGTGGCAACAGGTGTTAGATGGGATGAAAGCACAAAAAGGAAACACACACGATCAGAATTTGAAAAGATAGGAGCATCAGTTAAAACAAAGGAATTGTTTGATGATTCTGTAATGCTCAACAATGACAACAATTCTAAAAGAAGAATCACTGAATTGTGCATGCAGAAGCACAAGATGGTTGTAAATCCCATTGTTGATTGGAAAGAGGAAGATATATGGAACTACATAGACCAAGAGAATATATGTGTTAATAAATTGTACCAATGCGGATATAAAAGAGTTGGATGCATCGGTTGTCCGATGGCAGGCAGAAAAGGAAAATTAAAGGAATTTTACGATTTTCCAACATTCAAGCTAAATTATATCAGAGCATTTGACAGGATGTTAGAAGTAAGAAAAGCAAAGAATCTCCCTACACAGTGGGAATCTGGAGAAGAAGTATTCCTGTGGTGGATAGAAGATAAGAATGTTGCAGGGCAAAGAGAATTTAAGGTAGCAGAAAACGGACAACTTATGTGGTAAAGGAGAAAGAATATGGACGTTATCAAACAAATAGATTACATGATCGCTTGCCTAGAGATGGTAAAAGAAGAAATCAATTACAAAAAAAGATGGGAAATGAAAATAAAAATGAGAGAGGATAACGACTGGAACTGGTATAAGATACACAGGACACCAAACAATGCACTTATCAAAGAAAATCTTAGAAATGTTGGAAGAACAGGATTCAAGCTTGCGAAAGATTTAGAGGTGGGAGAATGACTAAAAATGAAACAATAACAATAAATGAAATAATAACACAGAGATTTCAAAGCCACTTATATAATTGCATAAAAGAGTCAAATATTCCTGCTATGCAATTAAGCGTAAGTTTCGACAGAGAAAAGGCATATATAAAAGACGAAAAAG